TTTTTTAATACTCTAATACAGCATAGTCAATTCCTAGTGTTAGAGATATCTCTACTGGTGTTTCAGTTGACCAATCCATGTCGCCAAACTGTGCAGTCTTAATGTATGCACCTTTTACACTCCAATTCTCAATCTTATCACCTACCGGTCCTAATACGAATATGTCAAAGTTTTTCTTGTAAAAGTCTGCATACCCATCCCTACCAGTTACTGATTCATGTGAAGTACGAACCCACTCCATTACTGCTTGTGCTCCAGATGGAACAATTGAATCGTACATTGTGATTGTGATATCTCCCCACTTACATTTTCCTTTCATCTTACGGATAATGTTAATGTGATCTAATACTACCTCTCCACACTCTAACTGAGGGCGAGAGACTTTCTTGCATAAGAATGATGGAATACCATCTACTTCTAATATAAATCTATTCTGTACCTTTGGTTCGTAATTGGTGTAGAATATTTTTTCGTTTTCTATTAAGTTTGCCATGTTATGTTCTTTTTAATAAGTAGTCTCCGACCTAGTTTTTATTGATCAAATGTTGCTCCAGTTGGTAAAATGTTGAAGTCAAGTACAATAAATTCAGCAGCTTTTGCAGGCTGTATGAATATTTGTCCGTACATTTGATTTCTATCAATTACGTCTGGTGTGTTGTTGCTTTCGTCCATTACTACTCGGTAAGCAAATAAACCTTGTCTCGATTTCACAGTCTCTAAATAAGGAGATACAATGTTTAAGAATCTCTGACGAGTCTCTGTTGTATTGTTCTCGAATACTAAGTATCTTGATGAGCTTGCAATAAACTTCTTCAATGCAATTAGCAATCTTCTTACGTTAATTCTATCAAGTGCGCTTGGCTTAGCTTGTAGTGTCTTTTGACCCCATACACATATTCCTTGGTTAGGGAAAGTCGCGATTGGATTAATTCTACTTTCATACAAATCATCACGATCTGATTGTTGTAGTTTAGTCTCTATGTCAATAGCTTCGCTAATTCCACCTCTGTTTAATCCAGCTGGTGCGAACCATTCGTATGCTACGTTGTCTGAGTTAGCGTACACTCTAGGTAATACTACTGATGGTGGTACCCATGTTGGTTTATTACGATCTGTATCTAGGATCTTAACCCATGGCCAGTACACTCCTGCGTAGTTGGTATCTAGTGATGCGTTTGCTACTGCTGAAATTGCAGCTCCTAATGTGTTTCCTTGTACAACTGGATCTATTATTGAGAAGCAATCTCCTCTATCCTCTGCTACTTCAATCATCTTATTTGTAACAGATGAGTGATCAGCTATTGTAATACCAGGTGCAACAATTAAGTTAACATCTAATTCATCAGGATTGTTTATTGTTTGTAGTCCTTTTAAGTAAGCTACAGATCCAGCTGAATTTGCTGTTGTACAATCTAATCCAAATACGTTAGAAGGAAGGATGCTAGCTCCAGTCTTCTTAGTGATTGCTGGATCATTACCATCGTACCCTCCTTGGAATCCAACTGAGAACTTCAAGAAGTTTGAAATATCTACTCCTGCGAATGTTGATCCTGAAATACTTCTTCCTGCTGCGATTACTGAATTAGCATCTGTTGCAGAAGCACTTGGGTGTACAAACGAAGTATCTAAGTTGAAATCGTTATTTGCGATTTGAGTTGCTCCATTAGCTAATGGCTTTAAGAGGTTCTTGTTATCAGATGTGCTAGCAAAGTCGAATCCGTAATATGCTTTTTTACTATATGCTCCTCTAATCTCTGTGAATTCTGTAGTATATGATGCAGTAGGTACAGAGTAGGTTGATACAATTGGTTGAACATAAGCATCGTATCCAAATGGTTTTGCGTTTGGTGTAATTGCTTTGTTTTTAACATCGTCAACTGCATCGATATAGATGTATTGAGATACGTTGTCATAGTCACCATTAACAGTTACTATACCTGCATCCGATACTGTCTTGTATCTGTCACCAATTCTTCGTGCAATATAATTAGATGAATCTGGGTCTATTGTTAAGTTTGCAAATGACTCTAATACAACTGGACGTTGATCAGTGTCTCCATACTCTCTCACTAGTAGTGTGAATGATCCATAATCACTTGCTGGATTCCCTCCTGGAAGTGTTGTGTTTATCAAACTTACTTTTAATGATGTGTTAGTGTCTGTACCGTCAGCTAGAGTTTTAATTTTGAATAGGTCTAACTTTTCGCTACCAATGACTTGAGATGTAATATACGGAGTTGCTCCTGGGTATGCATCACCTGCATTTGAGCCTGCGTAATCTACATTTGCGTCTGCAGAAGCAGTTACAAATAAGACTGCTGATCCGCTATCTTCTAACAATTCGTCTGATGATAGGAAGTTGTTGTACCACACGTACATATATCCTTTTTTAGATCCTTGTGCTGATGTACCTAATACATTTTCAAAGTTGCTGACATTAGATGGGTTTGCTGATGCTGTAAGGTTTTGTGCAGATACTCCAGCTCCTAATAACTGAAATCCATATGATCCAGTAATTGATCCACCATTAAATCCACTTGTATCAAAATCTGATCCTGTAAATCCGTTATCGTTGGAAGCACCATCTGCAGTGTTCTTTGTAGGTAAAATTACACCAACTAGTCTTTCTCCCCAATCGGATCCAGATGCTATGATGTGAACAGCGTCTGCTGCATATCCACCTTCTTGTAATACTCTTACAACTGTTACAGTACTTGCTGCGTTAAGGTAACTCTTAACAGCGTAAGGTACATATGTATCTTCGCTCAATCCTCCAAACTTCGCAATGAACTCATCAAAATTCTCAACAATTGTTGGAACAAATGCTGGACCTTTCTTTGTGGGTCCAATGATCGCTGCTCCAATTGCAGCAATTCCTGCTGGTAAGAACGATAAGTCTTTTTCGTTTGTAAATACTCCGGGGCTAACTATTTTCTCGGCCATAGTGTGTTATTGTTATTTGTTTTTAATAAATATGTTGACTATAACCCGAAACTGTTTATTTTAAAGATTAATTTGGTGTGAATTCTCCAGTTACCATATCTAAAGATCCTACTCCATATTTTTCGTTTAAAACGTCAGCAAGCTTTTTCTCCTCTTTATTTGTTTCAATAAGCTCACTTGTAATAGACGACTCTTGATCTGCTAACTGCTCTAAGTACTCTTCCCCTGATTTGCGGGCCAACGTTAATTGTACTAATTGTACTCCTATTGCTGTGTATTTTTCTTGCACTTCTTTGATGTTCTGCAGCTCTTCGTCTGTAATTTTTTTCTTATTGTCCATAACTTG